CGTTATAATAGGGGAGCAAATTGGAAATGCGAGAGTGCTGGAACTGGTAGACAGGCACGTTTGAGGTGCGTGTGGCAACCGTCGTGGGAGTTCAAGTCTCCTCTCTCGCACCAGAAGGCGCGAATTTGAACACAGGAAAACGGGCGCTCCACTTTTTCAAGAAGGTGGTGGCCGTGGTGTTCAAATTCTCAAAATAAACGCCGAGAAGGCGCAGAAAAAGCCCGGAGGGTATTAAACTACCCGCCGGGCTCTTTTCGTGGCTCTGAGAGGCTCACGCGAGCTCTCAGGGCCTTTTATTCTGTTTCCGTGTTCCACACGTCGGCGGCTGCCGTCTCGGCCGCAATCTGCTGTACCGCCGTGGTGGCGATCGTGGTCGCTACGCTGGCGGCCGTCGCTGCTGCGGTTGTGGCCGCGGTCTTGTCAGCCTCCGGCACCTTGATTTCGCGGCAGGTCTGCTCGATCTTGGTTTCCAGCCATGCGTCGAAGTCTCCGTAGATTTCGCCCAGTGCTTCGACGGCGGCGTCTCCGAGGATCGCCAGTGTTTTGTCCTTGGCTTTGTTGAAGGCTTCGAGCTGCCGTTCCTTGGTGAACTTGCCCTCAGCTTTCAGCGCGTCAGTGAAGGTCTGGGCCGTGTAGGTGACGGCCTGCGCCACCGCGTCGGTCGCCATGTTCATGTACTTGGCGGCGGTGGCGTTGTCGAGCTCCTTCGCGATCTGGGCGGTGCGTTTTCTCACCAGTGCCACCAGATAGCCCCCGCCCGCTGTAATGAGCAGGCAGAGGACGGGCACGCAGGCGCTCACAATTTGTTGCATATGCTGGCGGCTATAATGATCGCTGTTACGTCCATGTGTTCACCTCCTGAGACTGTTCGCCGTCCCTGCGTTTGAATTTTATATTGTTTTCGATCCACTTCTGGAGCCCATGCGTCGAACAGTGGCCCAGCATATCCATGAACGCGGCCGTCATGTGCTTGCGGTACTCGAATTTTTCCGGCTTTCTCATGTTGGCGGTGCGTTCGCTCACCCGGATCATGCTTCGGACGATACGCTGCCGTAGTTGCAAACTATCCATGTATTTGTCTCCTTACATGGTGAGGGCGGCCCTTTGGTGGGGCCGCCCTTGCCAGATTTTCAGATTGCCAGATTACCCGATTTCCGGGATAAAAGCGGAGCGGAAGCCGATGCCCGCGTGGGAGTGGGAGCGGGAGTTGCCGCCGTGGAGGGAGAACACGCCAGCGCTCGCACCGCTGTCCCAGCAGCCCCCGCGACACACGCAGCGCTCTGCCTGCCGGTTGTTCCACCACATGTAGTCGCCCTCGTAGTCTGCCTCGGTCGTGCCTTCGTCCGGGAGCAGGGCCAGAGAACGGAGCAGCACCTTTGCCGCTGCGCCGACTGCTGCCGCCGCGGTTACTTTCGCAAACAGACTGCTTCGGCTCTGGTCTACGGAACTTGTCACGCTGGTGGTATATACCCACGCGCCGCTCACATAGTCGAGCTTGATCGTATTGCCGGAGAGCTTCGGCGCGGTGTCGGAGGTGTGGCACTCAGGATCCACGAGCGAGCCGTCGGCCGCGTTGATAGCTCTCCACTTGACGCTTGTTGCGTTCTGCGGGTTGTCAGGATCCGCGGCGTCATTGTTGGCAAGGATCTGGAGCTCGCCCCACACAAGACGGATGCCACCCTGCCATTCCCAGACGTTGCCGTTCATGTCCCAGATCCCGCTCATGGTCTTGTCGTGGCTCCATGTGAGCGGGCCGGTGCCGGTCGCTACACGGCAGGTCGTGCCGTTTCCGTCCTTGTAGGTAGGGATCGCCTTGTAGTTGCTCTCGCGGGTGTCCTTGCCGTAGTTGTTGTTGCCGTAGGGCATAAAGCCGTTTTTCTTGCACCAGAGGGCAATCGCGGCCCACTCTGCGTTTGTGCTGAGGTGCCAGCCTGCGCCCTTGGCTTCGCAGCGAGCGCGGGACGTGTCGAAGTCAATATACGCCGCCGGATCCTCACCGGGCAGGCTGTACGCTGCGGCTATGTTGCCGTCGGTCAGCGTCGTGGTGTGTACGACGTTCTGGTATTTGCTATACCAAAAGCCGGGGATCTCCGAGCCGTTGACAATAAATGCCGGGTGGGTGGCGCTATTGCCTCCGGTCAACACGTCGCTGTTCTTGAATTTGGGAATATACACAAGAACAGAAGGGAGATCGCAGTCGTCCACTTTGATGATGTTGTTCGGGCACACCGACTGGAGCGCCAGACTGGAAAGATCAAAATTTGCCATTGTTGTGTCCTCCTTTTTTTACTCAATGCTCCAGAGAACAACGGTCACGTCGCCCATGTCGAGCGGGTTCTTGTCTCTCTGGACGTTCTGCTGGTTATTGCCGCCCTCGGCCCCGGTTCCCTCTGCGCCTTCTGTGTCGGCTTCGGGATCCACGTCGGGTTCGATTGCGGTTTCGGTGTATGTCGCGGCCGGGATCATTACCTGCGCCACATAGCGGAGCCCGGACTCGGTACCGATTGTCAGGTTGTCGGCCTTGTCGCGGCAAATATCCACCTCGACGGGCCAGTCTTTCTGATACTTGGCCGCGTTCAGCATGATCTCGTCGTCGCCGAAGATCAGGCGGGTGCCGCTCTGCTCGAAGGCGATTTTCTCGCCCGCGTTCTTTTCGATAACTTTCACTTTTTTGGTTGCCATGATTACATTCCTCCTTTAATTCTCAGCTTAATGGTGACGCTGGTTGCGCTGCCGTCGTATGCTACCTTGAAGCCGTTCAGCATACGGTCGAAGATCTTCACGTCGCCGACGTTGCCGGAGTGCTCCAGCACCTCGGCCTCTACGGTGTAGTCCGTGAAGTTCCTCGCGGTTGTGAGTGCGATCGTCCGCTTCGAGTTGTTGAACGGGTAGCTCTGGTTATTGGTGAGGGTGATCGTCTTTTCTTCGGTCGCCACCTGCTCGGCGGTGAGAGAGGACGAGATCAGGATCAGGGCTGCCGCCAGATTTACGTCGGAAATGCCGTGCTCGGCATTGTTGAAGTGTCCGGCGCTCTGATCGGTGCCTTCCTGAATTACCTCGCCGGTGTCTGTGTCCACCACCTTGTCGAGCCAGAACGTGCGTTTATACATGCGTTTTCCTCCTTCCTTTAGGTTGTGACTTCATAGATCGGGATCGTGAGCTTAATCATGGTGCCCTGCCCTGCCACCTTCTTGATCGTTCGCTGCTGGTATGCCGCGATCTCTCCGCGGGTGTCAATCAGGCGCGAAGCGTCGATCGTGCAGGCCGTCGAGTCCAGCGTGGGGAAGGTTGCCAAAATGGTGATAGTGTCGCCCTCGATCTTTTTCTTGTTAATCGTTCCCCGGTGCCAGCTGCCGCCGGTCTGCACCTCTACGGCGTGGATCGCTCGGAGCCATTGGTTCCTTCGGTGGCCCATGAAGCTGTCGTAAAAGTAGCCCATGCTGTATCCTCCTTTCATTATTCCTTATTCACCGCAGCGCCTCGTCCCACACTTCACGAAGCTGTACGCCGTAAAGGAGAGACCCGGCTCTGTGGTTGCCTTGTTGCTGAGGGCTGCGCCGATTGTACCAGCCCCCACGGTGCCGCACTCCACGAAGCCGTACCGGTAGTTGCTGAGGCTTGCCTCGGTTGCCGCCCGGTGCTTCATGGCAGCCCCTCCGGTGCTGATCCGTGGGTATGTGCCGCACTTTTCCGTTCCTGCCTTGGCGTGCTGGTAGGAATAGAGGACGGCCGCCAGCTCGGCGGCTACCCGTTGCTGCAGCACGCTTCCCAGCGTCCCCGGTCGCGGGTATGTCCCGCATATCAGATCCCCGGTTTTCGGGTGAGAGTAGAGCAGGAAGCCAGCCGCGGGCTCTGCCCGGATCGGCCGCCGGATTACCTGCCCCATGGTGCCGGGCCTTGGATATCCTTGGCCTTTTCGTCGCTCATGCGCTCTGTGTCGGACTGGCTCGCCAGCTTTTCGTAGTCGGCCTGCTGCACGTTGTCGGTGTCCTCGTAGGGCTTCCACTCTTGCTCCCGCTCCAGCGCCTTCTCCAGCTCGGCGATCCGTGCCTCGATGGCCTTCTGTGCCTTCTCGGCTTCCTGCTGGGCCTTGAATATTTCCATGTCAGCCTCGCGCTGGATTTTTTCGGCGAGCCCGTCGGCGTTTTTCTTGTATGCTTTGCAAAAGGCGTCCTTGTCGCCGTTGAACTCGGTGTAATGTTTTTCAATGATTGCATAAAGGGCACTGCTCGGATAAAAGCCGGTGCGCTGTTCAAATTCTTCTCTCATCATGGTGGGTTCCTCCTTTTCGTTTTGCCTATGTTTCTTGGGCACGTCTTTAGTATAGCCTAAAAAATATGGGCTGTCAAGCTATTTTCGCAAATTTTTTATAAAAAATATAGGCAAAATTATTGATTTCCGCGTGCTGGTATGTTATTATAGTAGGCGGGGAGGTGATAGCATGGCTGGAAGCCAGAGCGAGACACGCCTCAGAATTGCCAGACTCTTGAAGCTCTACCGCGAAAAAGCGGGCCTCACGATACGCGAGGCTGGCGAGTTGCTCGGAAAAAGCAATCAAACGGTGAGCGCATGGGAGCAGGGCCGAGGGCAGCCGGACGCTGATATGTTCCTGAAGCTCTGTGAGGTTTACGGCGTTGAAAGTGTGAGCGTTTTCTTTGGAGAAGATCCACCGGAGCCGGAACTGTCCGTAGACGAGCGGGAACTGTTGGAGGAATGGCGAGGGGCCACCGACGCAGCCAGAGAGGCCGCGATCATGGTTCTAAAAAGCAACAAACGCCCGCGTGTTAAAAAAGAGAAGGCAATGTGATATGGGTAGACTTTGGGCCCAGATCGTAAAGCGTGCCGGGGCTTTCCCCCTTCATTCTGGAGGGGGAAGTTCTGGTAAAAGCATAAAAAAGAGCCCGCACGAAGGCGGGCAGGAAGGTGGCAAAAGTATGGGACTTTTCGGAAAAAAGGAGAAGGCGACGGCCTACAAGTTTTTGGTGGTTGACGGGTGCGTGCCGTCCATGTCGGCCCCGTCCACGGTCAGGATCTCGCTGCTGCCGGAGCACATGGAGATCCGGCAGATTATCGGAGGCAAGAACGTGGCCCAGTTGTCGTATAGTCAGATAACGGCAGCCGAGAAGGTGAACGAGCAGCAGATCGCAGAGCATGACAAAAGCGTGATCGGCCGTGCCGTGGTTGGTGGCGTCGTGCTGGGCCCTCTCGGTGCCGTGGTCGGCGGCATGTCTGGCGTAGGTAAAAAGCAAAAGACGGTTTACAAGGACTTTTTCGTGATAAACTACACGGCGGCCAGCGGGGAACTGTCCACGCTGTCGTTTGAAATGGTAGGGCCTCCGGTCGGCTTCGCTCCGTTCCTCTCGGAGTTAAAGCAGCGGGCCGGGATTGTAGAGGCTCCGGCGCAGGCAGGGCCGACGATCCTATAATGGCACAAAAGAAAAAGCCGCCCGCTCCATTGATACCGGCGGTGATATACGCCCGGTACTCCAGCAGCGGACAGCGTGAGGAAAGTATAGAGGGCCAGCTCAGAGAGTGCCACGAGTTCGCCCAGAGGAACGGCCTCACGGTCGTGGGCGAGTATATAGACAAGGCCCTCACCGGCCGATCAGACAAGCGGCCAGACTTCCAGCGTATGCTCCGGGATTGCGAGCGCGGCGTCTTTCAGGCCGTGATCTGCTGGAAAATGGATCGCTTTGCTCGTAACCGGTACGACTCGGCCATGTATAAGTACAAGCTGAAAAAGAACGGCGTCCGCATATTCTACGCGAAGGAGTCGATCCCAGAGGGCCCGGAGGGCATTATTCTGGAGTCGGTTATGGAAGGGTACGCCGAGTATTACAGCGAAAACCTGAGCCAGAACGTGAAGCGCGGGTATTATGACAGCGCTCTGGAGCTCAAAACGCTGGGCCAGACTGTCCTCGGACTCAGGAAGGGCCCGGACGGCCGCTTTGAGATTGATCCGGCCACGGCTCCGATCGTGCGCCGTATTTTTGAGGAATACGCGGCAGGCGAGCGGGCGAAGGATATATACGCCAGACTGAACGCCGAAGGCTACCGGACGAGCCGCGGCGGGCTGTTTAATAAAAATAGCCTGCGCCGGATCCTCCAGAACGAGAAGTACGTCGGCGTGTATGAATTTCGGGATATACGGGTGGAGGACGGGATCCCGGCCATTGTGGATCGGGAGCTGTTCGATCGGTGTCAGAGCATGGTGGAGAGGCACCACCGGGCACCGGCAGCAGATAGAGCCGTCAGCTTTCTGCTCACCGCGAAGCTGTTCTGCGGCCATTGTGGCGAGCCTATGACGGGCGACGGCGGCACCAGCCGCACGGGCCGGGTGTATAACTATTACACATGCAACGGACGCCGGGCGCATAAATGCAAGAAGGAGCGGGCCCCGAAGGAATGGATCGAGCAGCTGGTGATCGACGAGCTCGTGGCCCTGATACACTCCGACGACTTCGTGAACGAGGTCGCCGACAAGTGCATGGAGTACCAGCAGCGTGAGAAGGACGAGAGCGCCCTCCATGCCCTCGAAGCCCGGCAGAAGGAAAACGAGAAGGCGATCCAGAATATGCTCGCAGCGATTGAGGCAGGGATCATAACGCCCAGCACGAAGTCGCGCCTCATGGAGCTGGAGGCAGAGCGGGCCCAGATTGAGAAGGGGATCGCGCAGCAGCTTATAAGCGAGCCCACGCTGGAGCGGGATCAGGTGGTCTACTTTCTGGAGCGGTTCAGGGAAGGCGACGTCACCGACGACGGGTACCGCGCTTTTCTGGTGGACACGTTTCTCAATGCTGCGTACCTCTACGACGACGACAAGCTGGTGCTGGTTCTCAATTACACCGGCGATCGGTGCAAGGTGACGCTGGAGCTCGTGGAAAAGGCGGTTGAAGGTGATCCGGGCGGTTCGTGTTTCGCGCCGTCCGGCGCACCAGACGGCGCAAATTGGAACGCGGCGGCTTTTTTATGAGGGCCGGTTTCGCGGGGTTGGTATTTGCGCAGATTAAGGAAAGCGCAGCGGTCGTGACGGCCGCTGCGTTTTTTTGCGCCGGGCGGCCGGGGGGCCGCCGGGATCCGCCGTACGGCGCGTGTCGGAACGGGCGAAATTTTGGGCGCGGTTCTCTCACACTTCGAGCCGGTTTGCATAGACTGGGATGAAAGCAAAAGGCTTTCGAAACTTTCATCAGGAGGTAATCCCAGTGGCTGACAAATGTCAAGTCGAGTCCGTTGGCGGCGTTATGATGGGCTGCCAGG